CGGCCTCGGATACGGCGGATGCGACCTCCCCGCCGCGCTCGCGGCGCTGATCCGACCGGAGGGCGCGTGAGCGGGCGCGCAACACTCCTCTTGCGCGTCCCCACGAAACCCCGTAACCTCAAAGGCATGACGGGAAAGCGTGTGGGTAAGTCAGCGCCCAAGACAGCGACTGGCGTCCCATTCCAGAAGGGGGGCGATCCCCGACAAGGCCGCGGACCGGCCCCAGGCGCGCCGAACGCCGGCCGTCCGCCCGATGAGTGGAAGGCCCGACTCCGCGCGATGGCGTCCCGTGACGAGGTGCTGGCCCATGTCGAGACCGTGCTGATGGACGGCCCCGCGCATCCGTTCTTCGACCGCGCCCTCCAGTACGTGACCGACCACGGCTACGGCCGCGCCACGCAGCCCATCGAGCACTCAGGAAACGTGGTGTTGCTGTCCGCGGATGAGCGCGACGCCAGGATTCGCGCTCTACTGGCGAGGCGTGACGTGCCGTGAGTCTGTCGGCGGAGGAACAGGCCGAGCTCGATCGCCTGCTGGTCATGCCGCCAGACACCCTCTACCAGCGCGACCCGATTGGGTGGATGGTCAAGACGCTCGGCATCCCCGAGTGGACGATCCGGTGGTCCATGCTTCCTGAGTATAAGGACCATGTGTGGGACGGGACCCCCGATCCTCTGGCCGCCATATGTGAAGCCGTGGCAGAGGGGCGAGACGTGGGGGTCGAGTCAGCCACCGGCACGGGCAAGACGTTTCTTGGCGCGGGGCTCGCGCTGTGGTACAATGCCTGCTTTGAGGATTCGCTGGTCATCACGACCGCGCCAGTGGAAAAGCAGCTCAAGGCCCAGTGCTGGAAGGAAATCGGCCTGCACTTCGCCAAGTACCAGCAACGCTACCCGATGGCGTCGATGGTGGACCTGCGGGTAAGAATGCGCGAGGGGGCCGGCGCGCAGGAGCGGTGGGCGATCATCGGATACGGCTGCGGCGTTGAGGCTGATACCGAGTCTGCCACCCGCGCGCAGGGGTTCCACGCCAAGGATATGCTTGTCGTCACAGAGGAAACGCCTGGCGTCCCGTCTCCGGTGATGACGGCTTTGGCAAACACTCGGACCGGAGCGCACAACCACGCACTGGCGCTCGGCAACCCCAATCACCAACTGGACGAGTTGCACAAGTTCTGCATTCGTCCTGGCACGGTTCACATTCGGATTTCGGCGCTCGATCACCCAAACGTGGTCACGGGGCGCGAGATGATTCCCGGCGCGACCTCCCGCGCGTTCATTGCGAGGGCGCTGGCGGAGTACCGAACCGACACTCATCCGCTCTACCAGTCGCGCGTGCGCGGCATCTCGCCGGTGATGAATCCGAAGGGGTTCTTTCACCCAGACGATGTTAAGGCAGGCCTTGAGCGAGGACTCCGCCCCGAGCAGTACGAGTTCGCCCCAATCATCCTGTCGTGCGATCCGGCGTGGGAAGGTGACGACGAACTGGTGATTGGGAAGCGGCAGGGGCTGTGGTATGAGATTCTTCAGGTCATCCCTAAGAATGACAACGACTTCCACGTCGCATCGATCCTGGCGCAGTACGAGGACCAGTTCGCCGCGGACGGGGTGGTTATTGACCTCGGATACGGCACCGGCATCTATTCGGCTGGCAAGACGATGGGGCGTACCGGATGGCACCTGGTATCGTTTGCCGAGGCCGCTGTAGACGCGGGGTGCCTCAATAAGCGGGCGGAGATGATTAAGGCCGCCCGAGACTGGCTCAAGGCGGGCGGGTGCGTCTCGACAAAGGGGCCGTGGGCCGACCAACTCCGCGTCGATCTGTTGAGCCTAGAAACGGTGCCGCGGCCGGACGGCGTGCTACAGTTCGAGGCAAAGAAAGACATGAAGAAGCGCGGGCTCAAGAGCCCGGGCCAACTTGACGCCCTTGCGCTGACGTTTGGCCGGGCGATTCAGAAGCGCACGGCCAAAGCGCAGCGCGCCTTTGCTGCCGTAGACTACCACCCCCACGCCCGCCTCCGCCGCTAGGCAACCGTTGCCGCTCGGCAAAGCGTGCCGCGTGGAACATCTTGCCGGGTATTGGTAGGAAGGACTTGCCGCGCGGCTGACTTTGCCGTATCTTGGGTCGTATGCGGGTCCGACGCGCCACCAGTGGGGACGTGCCGTGGCTGTGCGACGCTCTCGAGGCGTTCGCCGGCGAGTATCCTGCCCCGCTACCGCTGGCCGACAACCGGCCGCATAGCGAGGCCCTGGTCGCCCACCTGCTCGACACGCAGTTCGTGGCGATTGCGCAGACCGCGGACGCCGAGCCGGTCGGACTGCTCGCCGCGCTCTGCGAGCCGCACCCGTTCAATCCATCCCTCCGCATCGCCTCTGAGCTCTGGTGGTGGGTCGTGCCCGCCTACCGGGGTTCGACCGCCGGCGGGCGGCTGTTCGCCGCGTTCGAGGCGTGGGCGCGGGAGCAGGGGGCGCACGCCATCGCCGTCACGCTCGAGGCGACGAGTCCGCTGGCCGACGCGGCCCTGGTGGCGCGTGGCTACGCTCCCACCGAGCGCCAGTTCCTGCGGCCGTTGGTGCCCGTCTCGTGACCAGTCCCCCGATCTCGTCGGCGGGGAGCGTCACCCCCGAGGGCGCGCGGGGCATCGTGCCCCAGACGGCGCGCGAGAAGGCCGAGGGGCAGGTCCGGCAGATGGAGCAGGCCCGCGCCCGCAAGGTGCAGCGGTGGCGCGACATCCAAGCATACATCGCCCCCTTCTCGGCCAACGTCGATCCGCAGTCCCGCGCCTACGACGAGGACGCGGTGGACGTGCTGGACGAGTCTATCTTCTACGCCCGCAACACGTTGGCCTCGTTCCTGTATTCGGGGATGACCAACCCGGCGCGGCCGTGGCGTCAGTGGGTGTTGCCGGACCCCGACTTGGCCGAGAGTCAGGCGGCGAAGGCGTGGACGTGGACCCTCAACGAGCGCGCCGCAATCGTGCTGGCGCACTCAAACTTCTACGAGGTCATGTCCGGCGTCTACGACGAGTGGCCGTCGTTCGGTACGTCGGTGGTGCTGGTCGAGGAGGACGACGAGGACGTGCTGCGGTACGTCCACCTGAACGTCGGCTCCTATGCCTTGGCCGATGACCACCGCGGTCGGTGCGTGGCGATTTCGCGCCGCTTCCTGATGACGGTGGATCAGCTCGTGTCGCGGTTCGCGCCCAAGGATGCGATGGGCGAGCCGGTGCTGACGGACCTGTCGATGTTCTCCGAGCAGACGCGGAAGCACATCCGGGACGGGCGGTGGCAGGCCGAGGTCGAGGTCGCGCACCTGATCCGCAAGAACCCGAAGGCTCGAGCCGGCGCCGTCCGGCCCCGCGACTTCGCGTGGTCGTCGGACTATTGGGAATGGCGCTCGCCGCGTGAGGAGGGCCGCGACGGGTTCCTGGCCCGCGAGGGCTACCGTGAATGGCCGGCGATGGTGTTCCGGTGGGGGCGGCTGGCGGGCGATGCCTACGGCACGAACTACCCCGGCGTCCAGTCCCTCGCCGCGGTCAAGTCCGCGCAGGCGATGGAGGCGGACCTGCTCATGCAGGTCGAGACGCAGGCCAAGCCGCCGCTGGTGGTCCCGAACGAGCTCGCGGGGGCATCGCTCCTCCCGGCCGCCCGCAACGCCGTGGACACGCGCGCGGGGATGCAGGTCGGGCCGCTGCACCGCACCGAGCCGATGGCGATCCGCAACACGGCGGATGTCCAGAACATCGTCCGCGAGCGCATCTTCTCGCTGTGGTGGACGCGCCTCATCCTGGCGCTGACCGGACAGCAGAGTGGCGACAAGACGGCGCGTGAGATCGAGGAGATTTCGACCGAGAAGCTGACCGTGCTCGGCCGCGTGGTCGAGGCCGCGCAGTCGGCGTTTCAGCAGGGGTCGGACCGCGAGTTCGCCATCCTGTCGCGCCGCGGGATGCTCCCGCCCGCGCCCGAGGAGTTGCAGGGGCGGACGCTCTCCATCGAATACACGTCGGCGCTGGCCGTGGCGATGCGATCGCTGGGCCTCCAGAACCTCGTGAACTACGGCCTGACGATGGCGAACGTGGCGCGCGAGACGGGCGACCCGTCCGTGCTCCGGCGCACCGACTGGAGCCAGTGGGCGCAGGAAGTGGGGCAGCGGTCCGGCATCCCGCCGATGGTGCAGCGGTCGGACGAGCAGGTGGCGGCGCTGGACGCGGCGGATCGGGAGGCCGCGTCGAAGATGCAGGAAGCGGAGATGGCGGCCAAGGAAGCGCAGGCCGCCAAGGCCCTCGGCACCACGCCGATGGCGCAGGGCGGGTCCGCGCTCGACGCGCTGGTGCAGGGCGCGGGTCAGGGGGTGGTCTGATGCACCCCGCCATGCGGGCGCGCGTGGCGCGGCACCGTCGCCGGACCGGGCTCCTCGGTCGTACGAGTGCCAGCGCCACGCAGTCAACGTTCACGTCCGCGGCCTACACGGTGACGGCGGATGGGTCCACGACGGACGCGCTCACCTTCACCGCGAACACAGAAGCGGGGTCGGCAGCGGCCGGGCTTCCGGTCACGTTCACGGTCGAGCGGGTGTTCCTGTCGGCCTCGCTGTCCACCGTGAGCGCCGCGCCGGGCACCATCGCGGACGACGGCACGGACGCCGCGGATGTGGAGGTGCAGGTCAAGGATACGGACGGCTACAACGCGCCAGGCATCGGCTTCGCGCAGGCGGTCCTTGCGGTGTCCGGGACGGGCAACACGGTCACGCAGCCAGCGGCCCGCACGGACGCGCAGGGCCGCACCAGCGGGTCGTTCGTCTCGACGGCCGCGGCCACCAAGGTTGCCAGCTATACCGTCTCCGGCCTCGCCATCACGGACACGGCGAGCGTGGTGGTGAGCGGCACGCCCGGCGTCTGGCCGAACGAGCCCGCGGGCTTCACGGCGATCGCGGAGTGGAACCACGACACCACCCTGTCGGCGGGCGGGTTCACGTCGGACGGCACCCCGTTCCGGTCGCTCGACTCGTCCTCCGGCTCGCTGGGCTCCATCACCACGACCACGAGCGCCATCGTCGCCGCGGCGGGGTCGTGGACGACCGCGGGGCTTTTGGACCCCGCGACCGACCCAGACAACACGCCGCAATACATCCGGCTGGCGAACCAGGACGCGGGCAACAACGGCCGCTGGCTGCTGGTCACGTCCATCAGCGGCACGACGCTGAACGTGAGCGCCATCGACGGCTCGCCGCTCGTGGCGAACCCGACGCCGGATGCGGACTGGACCGCGACCGCGGGCTGGGGCGAATACTCGGTCGTGACCTCGGGCTACACGGGGTCGCCGACCATCGGTGGGACGCACGCGATGGAGCGGTTCTACCCAGCCGGCGCGGACGGCGGCCACGACGCGGGCCGGATTGGCTGCACGCTGGACTCGTCCAAAAGCGAGGTCTTTGTCGGGGCCGAAGTGCAGTTCGCCAACGACTCCACGACCTCGACCTCGCTCGGCGGAAATAAGCAACTGTTCATTCAGACGAACGGCGGGTCCGAGCGCATCTTCTCCAACTTCTCCGCCACCGAGGCGTGGAACGTCTATATCGGGTCCACGGCGCTGACCGCGACGTACACGGCGAGCACGGCCGTCACCTATGCGGACTGGATCACGCAGGAGTTCTACTGCGCCAAGCCGAGCGGGTCGGACAACGACGGGGTGATCCAACTCTACATCGACGGCGCGCTGGCGTGGGAGAAGGACAACTGCTCGGTCGGGGGCGGCACGTTCCCGTCCGGCAACTTCTACTCGGCGTACATCGACATGAGCAACAACGGCAACCGCTACCCGACGGGTGAGGACCCGCGGCGCATCGGCGTCTCGGGCGGGGCCGCCGCGTCCAGCACAGCGTGGTGCGCCGCCCTCTACGTGAGCCAGCCGACCTGATATGGCGAAGTCGCTCCGCACCTCCACGTCGTCCACCTCTGGCACGGTCACGATTCCGACCGGCCTGAGCGTTGGCGACCAGTGCGTGGTCACCGCGTGGTCGGACACGGCCAGCGCCACGCTCACGCCCCCGTCGTCCTCGGGGGACAGCAACTCGTGGACGCAGATCGTGATGGGGTCGGAGTCGGGCGGCGCGGCCTCGACCATCGGGATGTGGTACGCGACCATCACCAGCGTCCCGGCCTCGTTCACGGTCGCCGGCGCGACCATCGCGGGGATGACGGCGTGCGCGGTGAACCCGGGCGGCGAAACGCTCGGCACGCCGAGTCTGTCCACGCTGGCCTCGTCGGTGGCGGCGGGGTCCGGGGAGCTGACCTCCAACGCGGTCAACGCCTCGGCGGACTCCTACACGTTCATCTCGTGGACGGCGGACGATGCCAGCACGGTGTCAGTCGCGCCGTCCGGGATGACGCAGGAAGCGAACCCGGCCGTTGCCTCGGGCGGGCTCGCCACGTATAGCATCGCGGACGCGAACAACGCGAGCTATACCAACTCGCTGACGTGGAGCACGTCCGGCACCGAGCGTATGGCGGGGGCCATTTCGTTCCCGTACACGAACGCGGGGCCGACGATCAACACGCAGCCGACGGCGCAGACGGCGCGGCTCAACGGCGACCCGACCACGGCCGCGACGTTCACGGTCAGCGCGACGACCTCGGGCGGGGCGCTCTCCTACCAGTGGCAGTTGGAGGACTCGGTGGGGGGCGGGACGTACTCCAACCTCTCCAACGGCACCGCGTCCGGCATCACCTGGAGCGGGGTCACGAGCGCATCGGCCACCGCGACCTGCACGGCGACCACGCAGACCGGGAAGCGGGTCCGCGTCAACGTCACGGACTCCAACGGCACCACCACGTCGAGCGCGGTCGTGCTGACCATCCTCACCGGCCCGGTCCTCTCGGCCTACTCCGGCACCACGAACGGGTCCGGCGTCGTGTCCGTGAACCTGACCTCGGACGACGCGCTCACCGCGAACGGCGAAGTCCTCCGCATTACCGCCACCTGCGGCGACGTGGTGCTCCGCACCTACGTGCGCCCCTCTTAGGAGTTCCAATGACGACCACCGACGCCCGCCTGCTGCATTCCCGCTCCTCGGCCAACGATCGCGCGGTGATGGGCCTGCATATGCCGCTTATCATCACCGAGGCCCCCGCGTCCGCGTCGTCGCTCGTGGGCAAGGCCCTGGTGGGGCAGACCCTCTCGGTCAACGGGGACTACGTGTGCCTCATCCCCCTGACCGGCCTCGCCTCGACGCTGACGGTCAAGGTCAAGCCTCAGTTGGCGACGGCGACGCTCACCTCCTCTGGCCCCGACGAGCTCGAGTTCTTCGATCCCCGCTCGATCAACGTTGCCGACGCCGAGGTGCTGACGGCCGGCTCGGGCGATGGCTCGCTGTCCGACGACACCACCCAGACGGCCACGCTCACGCTCACGGGCGCGCAGTACGCCCGCTACACGCTCACCGTGGCGTCGGCGGGTTCGGTCACGTTCGACATCGCGGACGTGACTGGCAAGTAGCACGACGTTCGTTCCCGTTCGACCCGGTGTTCCTGACGCAGCTCGTGAGGCAATCCGGCCCAACCCCTTTCTCCGCGAGGTCGTTCCATGCCCGTCCGTCCCACTCCCCGCAACATCAGTAACGCCCGCGACAGCATGGGGCGCGTCCAGCGCGAAACGATGTCCGTCCCCGCGGGGACCGGCATCACGGCTGGCACCGGTACCGTCGCCAGGTCCTTCATCCAGCGCCGCGGCGATATGGTCGTGACCACGATCTTCGTGGATCTCACCGGCCTGAACTCGTCGTCCGCGGGCGACATCATCGGCGTCAACGGCACGTCGAACCCCTGCCATTTCGGGCGGGTGGTCGCGGCGGACATGGGCACGATCATCGGCGGCAAGGTCGAGTGCGTCGAGGCCCCGGCCGGTGGCATCAACGACATCGACCTCTTCTGCGCGACCGAGGGCACCGGCGTCGAGGACGGCGCGGTCACGTCGCTCACGGAAACGTCGCTGGTCGATTCGGGCGCGGCCTGGACCTCCGGCCGGGCGCTCGGCTTCGTCGCCAGCCCCGCCGCGGGGCAGTACCTGTACCTCGTCGGCTCGGGCGCGGGAGCGTCCGCGACCTACACGGCCGGTCAGTTCGTCATCACGCTGTTCGGGACGCCGTAAGCAGATGGCCGGCGTGATTCGGGGCGGGCGCGGGCCGAGCAAGGCCCAACAGGAAGCCGAGGTCGCGCGAGCGATCGAGGCCAAGCGGGAGGCCGCGCTGCAAATGGCGCAAGACCTCCGCGTCCTCGCGCCGCGCCCCGAGTTCCGCCGTTTCATCGCCACTGTCGTCCGCGAGTCGCAGATGTTCGGGGTGCCCGTGGGCTGGCCCCACGATGCGCTCCGCGAATGGACGGGCCGGGCCGCGCTCGGCCACAAGGTCTTTGAGTGGGTGACGGCTGCGGACGAGACGTTCGCCGCCGACCTGCTCACCCTTTCCACCACCCCACCCCAGCAGGACACCCCGCATGAGTGAATCCGCAGTCCTCGACGCCGCCGCGAAGGAGACCCCTGCCGCCGCCGCCTCGACCCCGGCCGCCAACGCCGGAACCCCCAGCGCCGCCGCCCCTGTGGCCGCCGCGCCGGAGTCGTACCCGCTCACCCTCTCGACCGGATCGCTCCTCGAGCCGGCCGCCCTCACCCGCATCACCGAGCGCGCCAAGGCGCTCGGCGTGGCGGACCCCAAGCTGGCGCAGGCGTTCGTGGAGGTCGCGGAGGCCGAGACGGCCGCCGCGTTCCAGACGTTCCAGGCGTCACGGCAGTTCGGGGGCGAGGGGCACAAGGCGCTCGTTGCCGAGTTCACCAAGGCCGCGCTCGCCCATCCCGAGGTCGGCAACAATGACCCGGTGCAGATGGAGAAGCGGTCGCATGAGGCGGGGCTGTTCTTGGCCGAACACGCCCCCGGCCTGCTCCCGGTCCTCAAGGACACGGGGTACGCCGCGCACCCGGAGGTGATTGCCACCTTCTCGCGCCTGTTCCGATCGTCGCAGGAGTCGCCCATCGCGTCGGGCAACCCGACCGCCGACGATGCCAGCAAGCCGCTGCCCAATCGCATGTATCCGGGCGGCATCAAGCTCACCGGCGAGTAGATGCGCCGCCCGTTCGACCACACTCTCTGAGGACCCGTACCAATGGCTGAACTCACCGCAACCCTGCCGACCTTTGCCGAGATGGCAAAGACGGTGGACCCCTCGTGGAAGCAGGCGCTTCCGATCATCGAGCTCCTGTCGAAGCGGCACGGCCTCTACGCCGCGCTCCGCTGGCAGGAGGCCAACATGGGCATCGCCCACCGCACCGCCGTCCGCACCGGCCTGCCGTCCGCGGCCTACCGGATGTTCAACCTCGGCCTCGACCCGAGCGACGGGTCGTTCGCCAACGCCTCGTTCCCGGTCGCCAAGATCGGCACCCTGGCCGAGATCGACGCCGAACTGCTCAAGATCGCCCCGAACCGCGAGGCGTATGCCGCGCAGAAGGTGATGGGCCACATCGAGGCGGTGCTGGCGAAGCTCTCCAACGAGATGTTCTACGGCACGGCCGCGACCGCCGAGGGCATCATCGGCCTGTCGGCCATGTACGCCTCGACCACGGCCGAGAACGCGCAGAACCTGTTCGACGCTGGCGGCACGGACAACGCCGACAACACCTCGATCTGGCTGCTCAACGTCGGCCCGAACCTGTTCGGCTCGTATCCCCGCGGCACCCCGGCCGGCATCGAGCGGCAGGTGATCGGCGAGGAGACGAGCGAGTCGCTGGGCTCGTCCGGCAAGCGCGGGCGCGTGTGGCGTGAGTTCATCCACGTCGGCGCGGGCATCGTGGTCGAGGACTGGCGCGATGCGGTCCGCGTGGCCTCGATCGACGTGTCGGCCATGCTCGCGGAGTCGAGCGACGCCGACCTGCTCAAGCTCACGCGGCGCGCCAAGCACCGCATCCTCTCGCGCCCGGTCTATGACCGCAAGTGGGTCATGCACCCGACGACCTGGGAGTTCATCCAGCACCAGCGCGATGCCAAGCAGGTCGCGGGTGGGGGTGTCTCCAAGGCCACGATCGACGGCGTGGAGGTCCCGACGCTTCACGACATCCCGGTCGTGATCGATGACAACATCGTGCTCACCGAAGCGCCTGTCTAACCGACGCGCTCACCACAGGAGATACCCAGATGGGACTGCGTGACAACTACTGCCGCCTCGGCTCGGCGCAGGCGTTCACCCTCACGGGCGGCGTGGCGACCAATGCCTACGCCCTCGGTGCGACGGGCCTCGACATCGGCGTGGGCGAGCCGCTGTCGATCGTGTTCAACCTCTCGGCCGTCTCGGCCGTGAGCGGTACGCTCCAGTTCCAGGTCGTGAGTTCGACGGCCTCGGACGGCACCACTGGTCAGGTCGTGCTCAACACGACCCCGGCCATCACCGACACCACGCTCGCGGCGGGCTCGCAGATCGTGGTGGAGGTGCCGCAGGGCCTGATCGCCAGCACCGCGACGCACATCACGGGCAAGATCGTGCTGGCGTCGTCCGCGACCTGCACGGCGACGACCGACCTCGTGCCGCGCTCGGTCGTGTCGGTCTACAAGGTGTACGACGCGCAGCCCGCGCTCCAGTAAGGCGGGCAACCCGCCACCGGATACGGTTGATGGGTGGGGTGGCCGTATCCGGTTGGCGTGGTGTGTGAGGCGAAGGCAACCCCACCCACACCCAACCCAATCAGGAGTGACCCGATGGCGAAGGACCAGAAGCAGGACCCGCGGCCGATGGCGACCGACGAGTTCCCGACGTACCCGAAGGATCAGCTCTACGTGGCGGTGCAGGAGACGGATGGCCCGGCCGCCGGC